TGGCAAATATAGGCTGTGTTGGTCGCTTAGATGTTCGCTAAGTAAGTGTAGCATTGGGTTGCTTGAAGTCCTCTCTGCAATTATTCGCTTGCATTTTAGCTCAATTTCGCGTAATTCGCTTTGGGTTAAGATTAACCCTAATTTATGCATGTGGTTAAATAATGCTTGTTTCATGTTGATTTGGTTTTGTTGTTGTTGTTGTGTTGAACTGTACGACAAAATCGTACTAATGTAGCTACGTAATTAGTGCCATAGAGGGCGTTTAAAGGCAACAAGACAAGAAATTGATGCAATGTACGCTACCTTGTGGACGCTACTCACAAGGCAACATTTGATTTTGACAATGGCTGCCAACAAACAAACCACTACCATATTGTTTTGCTTGAACATATTTTACAACATCAAGCATTGATGGAATACCAACAATTTTTTGTTTCCCAGTTTCTTCATCAACTTTTGTTATTTGTTTACTGCAATACCTTGCGGGGATATAATCAGGGGGGAAAAATGTACTTCCCATTTCAGCCTCTAATTGTTTTATGTACTCAATTTTTTCAGGTCTATACTCAATTATTTTTGCAATCTCATCTTTAGTACACATAATACAAGGGAAGCAACCAACTCTTGTAAATCCATATTGATAAAGTTTATTAGGCATAAACCCGTTATCAATGATGTACTCAAAAACTTGCCGTGTAGTCCAACTTATTATTGGTCTTTCAACATCACAAGTATAAGTTTCAAGCCATTTTACTATATCTGCTTTTCTGTATGTATAGTATTTTGGTTTGCCTTTTTTGTCAAATCCGTATGGCTCAAAGTAATATTTAAAGTATTCATCACTTTTGCTCATTCCTGCTCTGTTGGTGCTTTCTTCCCATCTTATCCCTTGATAAATAACAACATTGCATTTTTGGGTAAGTATAAAATCAATAGTGGGCTTTACTTTCAATTCTTCTGTACAGAATTTTGCTTTTGTAGATGGAAACCTTTTTTTCTTTTTTGCTAATTCTACAAAAGTTCTTTGCCCTTTAATTTTTACAATTTTAGCACCTAACTTTTGTTCAAAATCTTTTATAAACTCATAAGTAACAACATCTTCCCAACCAGTATCGCAAAAAAGAAACATTGGCTTTACATCGTTTTTTAAACACCAAATTGCAGTGGCTTGACTGTCTTTTCCACCAGACACCAAACAGATAGGCAGCGTACAACATTGCATTGGCAATATTGGGGCTGACGAATTACTATGTATCATTTGTTCTTTAATCATCTTTTAGTTATTAATTGGGCTGTGGTGCGTATAAGCCCCAACATCGCCAATGCTTCAACGTTGTAGGCAATGGCTACTGACCGTCCAAAACGACATCTGCCTGTTTACTCGCCAGTGAAAAATTGTAAGCCTCTTTTGGTAGCCGACCAAATGGCTCAACTGTTACAGCAATAGCATTTCCGTATTTTCTAACTGCAATAATTTTTCTTTCACCATTAAATTTATATGTTGATTTTTTTTTCATTGTTGTTATTTGTTAGTTTTGAATTTTTTTAAATAATCTCAATCAACCCATAACAATACCGGCTGTTATTATCGTTGCCTATCCGCCTACCTTTGTAGCAGTGCGGGTCTCTAAACTTGCGGCTTAACAGTGCTGCTCTTAGGTTTTTCATGTTTATCGCTGCATTATATTTGTTTCTCAAGGCATTAAGTATGCCGCTTTCTTGCATACATACCATTGAGCTTGAATCTCTATCGCCTTCCCATTGCTGGGCTTCTTCGGGTGTTGCGGGTCGATATGTATCTATGAGCAAGGGTTACTACTTATTCCAATTCCATAAGGCGGGTCTACTATTGCAACATCAAAGGCGTTATCATCATATCGTTTCAATGCCTGTAAGCAGTCCTCGTTGTATAAGGAAATCAGTCCTCCGAAATCCGCCCCAGCGTATAACACGGGTTTGGCAAAAGCGGGGCTTCCGTTTTCCAAATCAACTTTTGTATGTGTATCAACTTTCATCTTTCTATTAAACTTTTGTGGTTGAACTCCCCGCCTTCGCCAAGCCCTGTAACGTTTTCGGAATAGCCTATTAGTAATTCATTTAGAATAATTACGCCGCTATGGTTGGGCAATAGACTATCAACTATCCTCGCATATTGCGACTATTTCGGACAATAATGTTTCATATGGCAAATATAGGCTGTGTTGGTCGCTTAGATGTTCGCTAAGTAAGTGTAGCATTGGGTTGCTTGAAGTCCTCTCTGCAATTATTAGCTCAATTTCGCGTAATTCGCTTTGGGTTAAGATTAACCCTAATTTATGCATGTGGTTAAATAATGCTTGTTTCATGTTGATTTGGTTTTGTTGTTGTTGTTGTGTTGAACTGTACGACAAAATCGTACTAATGTAGCTACGTAATTAGTGCCATAGAGGGCGTTTAAAGGCAACAAGACAAGAAATTGATGCAATATGCCTCTTTTGTGTTTTCGTTCGTACATCGCCGCGAATGGCGGCAAATATGCCATATTTAGCGGGCTGCTATCATCTTGTTAAAGGGTGGCGGCGGCTTTTACACACGCCGCCACTAAAACAAAACTCCTAACTCAATTAACCCATATATTTTTTTACGCTGCTTAGGTCGCGTTGCAGGTCGCCTATATTCTTTGCCGTGTAACGAAGCACGACCCAGCCCGCGATAGCCGCTGCGTTATACTTTTCGCAGTCAGCAGTATAGCCGTCTGCTGTGGTGTGCCGTGACTTGCCGCCAGATGCATCGACCATTATGCCCTCGTATTCGATTGCTACCTTAATTTCGGGTATCGCCCAATCGAAACGCCACCGCCTTACTTGGTCAAAGGCATATTCAGACTTGAAATTAGGGAATATCGCCCTAATGATGGCGGGTATCATGGCTTTACTTGCTCGCATCTTGTCTTTTTAGTCCGAATAGGGCGGTTACGTATAGATATTCGTGTAATGATAGCGGTATACTGTTTGAGTATTCGCTTATCATCGTATTTAAATATTCGTCATAATCTACGTTGAACTTGTGCCTAAAAGACACCTCGCTCACGCCTTTCGGCAATAGGCTGCCTATTGGGGTAGCGTCTATTCGTTGCAGCTCCGTGCGAATAAAGTCGCGGGTTTTTACGAGGATACTGTGTTTAGCCGTTTCGTTGCTTATATCCATGCCCTCCATTTGGCTAATGACATGTTCCTGCGCTTTTCTTTCAGCGATAGCCAAGTCATAAAAAGCCACTTCGTCAAAGTGGCGATAATACCAGCGCAATATGGCATAAGCATCGTGGTGCGTGCGTATCATCGTCCTTTTGCGCATATTGTCATACATAGCGCGTTTCTTGCGCCCTTTCTCTAAGCTACCCGCAATTGCTTGCGTGACCTCTTGGGGTAGCGTGTTGTAGTCAGTATCAAAGTCTCTTGCTACTTGCTCTTTGGCAGTAGCGTGCAGCCCCTCCCTGTTTTGCAGTTTCAGGTCGATATATTCAGCCAAAAATTGGCTGACGTATTCGGGGTTTATGCCGTGCCGATTGATGCTATCGTATTTTGATAGCTTGAATTTTTGCGTCCTAACCATACGAAAGAACAGCAACCAATCGGCGGGGGTCATGCAGCCGTATTCATAGAATAGGTCGGCGGCGAAAAGTTCAGGCTTCGTATTAAGCTCGCAGCCGAAATACTCCGCCGTGTTGTGCAGCTCCAATACGATGTTTAGTATTACTATCGGCGCGTTTTCAGGCGAATGGTCGGCGATAGTTTTGCAATCTTGCTCCAAGTCAGCCTTTTCAAAGGTGATTTGTCGCACATGGCACTCGCGTTCAATGCTGCCTGCTTGCAGCTGCAATATAGTTGCAGTATGCTGCAATATTCGCAATTGTTTGGGCTGTTGGTTGGTAAGTTGCATTTTTGTTTGTTGTTTGTTTGCTATATTGCTCTTTCGCTGCTGTTAAACCCCAATTCAGGGTTTGGGCGAAATGACCTGTTTTGCTCATATCAATTGCCTTGCTTTCTGCAAAGGCTATTACCCTTGTTACGGCTACCTTAACTAATTCCTCCGATGTAAGCGACAAGATGCCTTTCATTTGTAACTCCTGCACGATTGCGGGGGCATGAAGCGTAACAAGGGCGTTATATTGGTTGTCACTTAGCAGCTCGCCAATGCCGATATTTTGACCGTGTAGAATATCGCATGGCTCTATGTGTTCGCTTGCTTTGCAGTTCAAAGCCGCGCCTAATTTCGTTTTTTCTTTTTTCGATTTTTCAATTTTTGAAAAAGTCGCTTCTTCTTCTTTGTTAACTATTTCTTTTTCTTTGTTAACTATTTCTTTTTCTAACCTGTATACACTAAATAACAAGTTTATAAGGTTAGGGCATGAAAGCGGAGGCGTTACAGTCGATACCGAAATACTCAGCAGCGAGCTAACAGCGAAAGAGGTCGCGCTGCTGCTAACGATAGCATGGGGCGCGAGCAATAAAACTGCTAACCCTACAAATAAGGCTATTTGCGAGGCAATGGGAATAGGGGCGGCAATGCTCACGGCACTAAAAAATAGCCTTATAGAAAAAGGGATGATTGAGTGCGAACCGTCCAGCTCTTGGTCTTTTGGTAGGTTGTGATAAGCGTTGCAAGGCTGTTTAGTAAGGTCGTTAAGCGATGCGTAAATTTTTGTGGTTGTCATTTTGCGATTTAAGTTTTTTAGGCAATATCATTTCATAGTTATACAATAGCCCTTGCAGCATGTCAAATGACAATTCCTCGCCGTCAATGGTTATTGTTCGCAGTTTAGGGTCAATAGCTGTGATACTCACTTCACCGCCCAATTGTGGTATGAAGCCGAATACCTTGCCGCCTCGTTTTATTTGGTCGGCGGCTTGGTATGGCGTGATGATGTTAGTTTTCATAAGGATTTTTTTAGGCTTTGTAGCATAGTTTCCGCCTCTTTGAGGCGGTCTATTAGCCGCTTGGCGTGTTCGTCTATTTGGCTTGCCTCGAAGCAAATAGACTTGATAATTTCGCGTCTTGCATCGTAGAAGTGCAAAAACCCGCAGTCTGCTTTTGCAGCTACTATTTGTGCGATTACTTGCCAAAAGTATTCTGGCGTTGTATTCGCTACTTCGTCAATATTCGCTATTTGCAAATAGCGTGTTGTATTGGCAAAGGTATAAGGTGACTTGATTTCGTGGGTTTGCCCCTTGTTGTCGATAGCATCGGGCGTTGCAGCAAGCCGCAGGTCGGGGTGTATAAATACGCCTTCAAACTTTTGCAAGGATAGCATCCTTATGGCAAAAGGTTCGTTGTCGATACCCCATTGGGCAGCTGGTCCGTTATATGGGCTACCCATTTCGGAGTATCCGATTACCGCCTCGTATGCTTTTTGTGCGATATATGTATAGGCGGTTTGTGAAAACTCGTTGCCTTTCGTTCCTTTGCCCATTATTTTATGAATTTCGGACGCTGTAAACCGCCCCACTCTTTCAGGCGAAAGGTTTCGTATCGCTTGCCGCTCCAAGTCGCTTGGGCGTTCGATGTTTAGTTTTTTGAATATAGACATTTTGTTATTGGGCAATTAGTTTATTAGTAATATTTCACCAGTATCGGGGTTAGCGGTCAATGCTATTTGTTCGCTTGTTAGCTTCCACTTGGCAGCGATAGCCTTGACAATATCGGCGGGGTTGTTGGCTATTAGCGTCCTAATATGTGCTATTGGTATGCAAGCATGGTAGTTGCTAATGCCGTTGGTTTCCTCTGCTGCCCAGAGTTCGAGTTCGGCATCGGGTGTTTTGCTTTCTATTTCAAACGAAAGCGCATAGCCCGACATTCCCGTTTTGTAGGTTCTTTTTTTAAATGTGACTCGCGTCAGGACTTCGTGAAGCTCTATGCCTGTTGCAAAGAGCAGCCATAGGTAGTTATGAAACGCCCCATCGCTTGCACTATGAAAGGCAGCGGTACATGCACAGTTGCTTTCATTCATGAAAACGATTACCCGCCAATCGCGTTTGGGTACTATATCGTTTAAGCCGTATAGCGCGGCGTTTGGCATGTGATATTCGCTAATAAGGCGTATGGTCATAGTTTCTACCCCGCTGTTAGGGTCTTGACCATTGAGGTACATTTTTCCGTTTTTGGCGTTAAAGTCATAACGCGCTGGTTGCCCGATTTCAGGCAGTCGGAATTTTTGTTTAGGTTTCATAATTGTTAATTGTTAATTGTTAATTGTTTTTTTGTTTTTTTGTTGGTGTTTCTTTACATACGCCTCGTTTTGCGGATGTTCTTTGGGGATATGCCACGTAGCATTAAGCACGCCGCCGCGCTTAAAGGCGAACAGCTTGCCGCTCTTTGCGTGTCGCCGCACGGTCTTTGGCGATATACCCAGTAAGCAAGCCACGCCGTAACAAGTTAGGGTATTGTCGTGGTTGTGGGTATCAGGTTCAGCCGCGCCGCTTCGAGGCTCATAGTTTCGCGGGTTATAGCGTTGGGTGTTTTCGGCACACATATCTATCACGTAGGACGTGTAGCCGCCGAAACGCGCTTTGTGGGCAGTTATTGCGCCGCTCTTTATTTGCGACAAAACGGCTGACCTCGTTACGTTGTGCATCGCCGCAAATTCTGTTACTGTGAGTGTTTTCTCTTGCATTTGCATTTTGGTTGTTTTTTTATAATGAAAAAAGCCCCCTGCTATGTGGGCATAACAGGGCGGCTTGTTATTGGTAGCGTTGTAGGTAGTCATCTACGAGGTAGATGATTTCTGCTCGCGTTGGGGGGTCTATGGTTCGCAGCTGCTCCTCATCGAGGTCGTGGAGCTTGCTAATATTTACATTGCCCCCCCAATGCGCTTCTATCGCTTCTTGCGCGAAAAGTGGGTAGTCCTCAGGGCATAAGACATCGGGGTCTATGTTCTTGGTTGCCATGATTTCGGCGGCGGTCGTTACGCAGCCCTCGATACGGTCTATCATGCCGCTAATACGGTCGCTATCGTCGAGGCTTTTTAGGTAGGCGTTAAGCTCGGATTGAAAAATTTCCATTGTGTCGTTGTGTTAAGTTGTTTTGTCTTATTGACGCTATAAAGATACGGCGTTATTTGTTGTTCGCCAAATAAATCGGCACTTTTTTTCTTAATTTCGTTACATTTTTTTTATTGTCATTAAAAAGGTGTTTTTTTGTGGCGTATTATTAGCTACTAAAATTTATGGTAAAGTTATTCCCAAGCCGCAATGATGTTTTTCGCCCTTGTAGTAATGAGGCGATGAGTTACGTTAAGTTGGTTGCCGTTCCGTCTGACATTTGGTTTTATGTTCCTGACCAGATATTAACTATCCGTGTAATTGATTGCGATGGCAATGTAATTGCGGATTATGACAATGAGCATGAGGTATCGCCGTCTGAATTTACGGCGGTCTTAGACGCTTACGATGGCAACGGCAGTCGTTTTACTTATATCCGTGAGGGCATGTTATTTGCGTCTTTGGGTTTGGATTGTGGTACCTGTTTTTATTATCAAATATTTACGGCGAACATTGGCACATTATACTCGGAGACTTTGCAAATTTGGTGCGAGGGTTATTGTGGTTGTAGTGGTTTGGTACGTGCGAGTAGTAGCTATTTTGATTTTGACCATTTGGGTCGTTATTATGGTGAGCCGTGCGATGCAGTTATCCGTTATCCGTCAGGTGTTACGTTTTCCAATTTGACGGCGATTTGTGCAGAATTGCGTCAGGTATCTTTTACGAATACACGCACGACAACTGACGATGATAGTTGTTTAGCGTCTGCTGTTGGGGTGTCATTGGGTTACACGTTTAAGGGTGTAGGCGTTCCTGACTATCAGGCACAGCATTACAACACGCTTTTATTGGGCAAGGGGTTATCTATTAACGATATATCTTTGCTGCCTCAGACGACCGAAATTTTTGCGCCTTTGCGTGATTGTGAATGTCTTTTTTATCTTGACACGCAATTAACAACGTGTAACGATATACGTGATTTGCTTTGCAGCGATCAGCAGGTTTGTTGTTTAACGGTTCACGTTCCTGAGAATGGTGTAACGGGTTTGTCATTTGACTTTGACGGCGATACCTATGAATATGAGTGTATAGCGGATGGTACGGTGATATGTGAAGCAGGCGGCACGATGTTTGGGGGTTCTTTGCAACCTACAAATATTGCTCTTAGCAACGGTTTTGCTTGGTATGAGTATGATTGCAACGGCGATACTTGTTGTGTTATATTCGTTGTTTCACGAAGCGGGTCATACGCTGGTGTTGGCGAGGCTTCATATCAATTTGACGTTGGCGGCGTGCTGTATGGCGGCACGTTTACAGTTACCGAAAATGGTAACTTTACGCTTTTGCGCATGTGTTTTCCTGTGGGCACTATTGTAACGCTTGTTAGCGTAAGTGCTGACGGCATTACAACGCTTTATCCTGGCACCGGGTCGATAATTGAGGCGAAACATTTAGATGGTCAAAATAGGACGATATTCGGGGCAAGCCTTATCAATGAATGTGCTTCGTGTGACTGCGATGCGGCGAATATTGCGCAGCAGGAATACGCGCTACCCGATAACGAGGCTTATATTTGGCTTGTAAATAGTATTGGTTCGCCTTATTCTCAAAATACTGTTTTCATGCTGTTTAATAGCGGAGCTTCACGTAATAACTTTCGTAGTTTTGTCAATGCTTGTATCGGTGACTATATACGCATATCTAACGGCACAAATACATATTGGTTTTTAAAGGCTAATTTGTTTTTTGTTACGCAGATGGCAACTTCATCAATCCCTATACCGATAACATCGCCGATACCTGCGGGGTATGATTATGCAATACAGTATAGTTACATTACTCCTTTGACGTTCCCAATAGCGGCGTGTGCCGACTTGGAGCAGCAAGCAGCAGCAGCGGTTGACCTTGCTTTTTTAGCCACGTTAAGCGCGTCAAACAATTTGCGTTTCCCTATGACATTGGTGCGTTGTGTTATGCTTGTTGATGACTGCGGCACGTACCCGCCGCCGTGTTCGCTGCAAATAACTACTGTTTCACAGTCATGTGAAGCGGGCGGCATAAATGTTATAGTCAATTTTCTTGCAGCAGGGATGAGCGGCGATATTGGTGTTACCGTAACATCGGCGGTCGCTCCGTTTAACCAGCTTATACCATACTACGAAACAACTATCGCGGGGCTTAGTACAGGCTTCACAATACCAATAGGAACAACGGACGATTTTATTATACATATCGTTTCGGTGGGTCGCGTTTCTTGTTTTTCGCAAATACAGGTCACGCCTATTTCGTGTAGTGCTTGCGGTGACTGTATTGCGGATAGCGTATTTTCTGAAATACTTGTTTCAGGGGCAGCAGGGGCAAGCTGCACAGGTGACATAACAGTACGCTATCAAGACCCTTTGTTAGGGTGTGATTGGAAGTTGTGCCGTGTGGTAAAACTGCTTACAATTGGTTCAAGTTACGAAGTATACCCGACCAACTTCGACCCCACTTGTTTGGCGATTACAGTCACTAATACAGGGGTCGGCGAATATCAAATTTCAGGGCTTGGGCAGGGGCAATATGAGTGCAAATGGCGGCTCGGCTCTTGTTCAAATACCGAGTGCGAAATGGATAACTTAGTACAGGTAACACCAACATTATTACGCCGATGCACGTTCTTTACACCCGATAGCTGGGACTACCAATATAGGAACACAATACAAACAACAGGCGGGTTTAGGCTTGATATTACATCCGTGCTAATAAATGGTATAGAACAATTGACAGCAACCTTGCAGTCTATCGTCAGCAGCTTGGCACAATTTACGTCCGAAAGTTACCCATTACAGGGGGCACACGATTGGAATATATGGGTACAATTCTGTAATAACTTTAACGCGCTTAACCTACCTAATACACGGATGCTTTATTCAAGTGCATATCGTTTAGAACCTGTATCGCACCAATACGGCGGCGACCCATTCCGTTTGGAGTATAAACAGACCGATAGCATACAGATTGCATTTTCGGTTTTCGATGGTACTAATGTCTTGCAATGGCAGGGTGTTTGGGACAATACGCCATTAGGCGGTACAATAGTAAACGGTACGCTATGGTCTCCCGCTTTATATTGCATGAATAGCAATGCAGAGGGCAATTTCCCTTGTGAAACGGATGGCAGTATTTACGCGGAGTGTAATTCCGCTCAAAACCCTGACCTTCTTGAATTTGGGTTTCAAGGTATGCCGTTACAGCAAGGCGAGGCATATACGATGCTTTGGCGCGTGAATGGTGGTGCTTGGGCTACGCCGCCGTTTGATGGCATTTTCCAACACGTATTTGATTGGCGATTTGCTGCCAATGACCCGATATTTGTAACAGGCTTTAACACGGTTGAGTTGATGCTCACCCATACCCCTAATGGTGTAGGTTGTATCACTCAAACTTGGGGCAAGACGATGACATTTGACAACACCAACCCAAATAAAGTATGCGCGACAGTAGTAGTAACATAACGATAGGGCGGGCGGCTGCTATAATCATTAGCAGGGTTCGTGCTAAAATACCGACTGCCACAGGTGACATATACCTATTTGGCAGCCGTGCGAACGGCACGCAAAAGTCTAATAGCGACTATGATATTTGTATTTTTTTGGACGATGCCCCGAACATGCCAATATCATCTAAGCAGCCGCTAATCGAACACCATTTGCAAGAGACGCTTGGCGAGCGTTTTAGCGTCTTTGTATTCGTCAAGGTATCGGGCGAATGCAAGCCTACTAATTTTGCCACACAACTAATAACTAATTTCTAAAATCAAACACATGAGCGACACGATAACAGTAGGCGGTCACGTATTTACGCGGATACCCGATGCTGAAATGACCGTAGAGCGCACCCTTTCAATCGAGGCTCGAATTATGTCGATAGAGGCTTACGGATTAACGCCTGAGACCTACGATGATATGCTGAATAACATTCAGCGGGCTTTGACCGATGAAACAGGCGACTACTATAAAACGGCGAATAATGCCCCGATGCGTTTTACGGATAGAAAGAACGCCGCGCTAAATATCCTCGAATATCTTAAAGCGGCAAAATCGTATCGCCTGCAATCCGAAAATCTGTTAGGCATATCGCTATGTTTCTATACAATAGATGGCGAAACGCCTGAAATGCCGCAAAATCGTTACCATAAGCAGAAACAAGCCCTCGTTATGGCAGATAACAAGGCATTTGTTTTTTTTTGCGTGTTTGGCGCGAAAATGTTACAAAGTTGCAAGAATTTAGGAGACAATCAAATCCTGAAATCTTTGCAAGAAGCAACGTCAATAATGACAATGCTGCGGTCGCTCTTGGACTTGCCGCAATAAACCCCTATTTCGCGGCGCGGCAAGTGTATGATGACTTCAATGGCGCAATAATAAGCATGGCGAAATATAGCAGCGGGCTATATACCGCCGATGACTTCGCGTATATGCCAATCGTCAACTTCGACACGATAAGGCGAGCGATGGCACAACACGCCGAAAATGCAAGCAAGAAAATAGCAAGCAAATGAAAAACCGCCCACAAGCACAAGGCAAGTAGGCGGTTTAGCTTTGAAGCCGTCTCGAGGTCGAGCTTCAAAAAACGTAAATCGGTGTCGCAATCCTCATGACATTGGAAGGCGATATAAATGCCTTAGAATCGATTGTTACTTTTCTTGATGGTATAATACCTATTCAAGAAGAAAATCGATTCTAAGGCGATTTTAAGGGCTTTTAAGCCCTGCACATGTTATCATTCACATTCCCCTATCTCGATAACTAAGATAGTTTGCACAGACTTTTTTCACGCAGTTTCGGCTCTGCGCAACACTAAACTACTATTCCACACGACTCGGCGTATGCCGAACCTGCAAAATAATATAGATAATCATATTTGAGTATTGGGGGGTGGTAGTGGTGCGAATTTTTTACCGCTGCCACATCGGCAGCGTCAATGGGCTCTCCGCCCACTTTACAGCACCAACGGAGGGTGCTGATTTGGTTTTCGGCTTTGACTGCCATCCGTTTCACCGTATTAAACACTGCGACCTCGATTTCTCGGGTCGGGAACGTTGACCCTTTGTATGGCAGTGCCATACAAATGTCAACTAAAAACGGAACGTTATTGCCGTCCCGCTGTACTTGTGGCTGTGACATGTTAGTAAGTAAGTTTAGTTTTGTCTTATTGACGATGCAAAGATACGGCGTTATTTGTTAGCCGCCAAACATTTCGGCACTTTTTTTCTTAATTTCGTTACATTTTTTTTGTTATTATTTGTTGGTATGTAGCAACAAAAAAGCCGCCCCTAAAAAGGGAGCGGCTAAATAGGTAGGCGGTCGGGTGGCTTAGGCGGTGGCAAGGGCGAGCAATTCGGGCGTTTGGGCGAAATCGCCACACGCCTCAATTAAGCGGCGTATGTCTTCCGCATTGGGTTTGGCGTTGATGAAAGCCCGCAGCATCTCAGGCGTGCGGGCGTACTCGCACGCCTTCATCAAATTCAACAACGCAAAGCCGCAAACCGTTAGCAGCAACCCTAAAAGAGCCTCGTCTGTGCCGACTGTTCCTGAAAGTGTTTAACTGCATTATTGTAATAAGTTTCGTTTATTTCTATTCCGACAAATGAAAACTTTTCTTCCCACGCTGCAACGGCACTATTTCCGCTACCTAAATGAGTATCAAGTATCGTTTGCCCTTCTGTTGCAAATTTGCTTAAAATCCACTTGTAAAGCTGTTTTGGCTTCTGTGTGGGGTGTATTTTGGTTTCTGCACTTGTGTTGCCTTGTAGCCCTCCATAATAGCGGTAATCAAAACAAAGTGCAGGTTTCTTAAATGAAGTCCACGCCAATTCACCATCAGCAAAATTTGCAACAGGGTTCTGCTTATACCAAAATATAAAGCATTGCGTAGGTGGTAGCGGAAAATAGTTGCCGCCCCAAACAATTTGATTTTTGCTTACCCTAAATAATTGTTCCCAGTATTCATCTTGGGGCGTTTCTTTATCCCAATCTCCATTGTGGTATTTATTGGCTTTATAGCGGTTTCCATTACTATCCTTGTTTGTTCTGTTAAACGCCCCAAAGTTTAATCCATACGGTGGATCAACTATTGCCAAATCAAATTGTTTGTCCTCAAAAGTTTTCATTACCTCCACACAGTCGGCATTGAGCAACCGAATAGAAGGGCTGCTGCTAACATCGGTTTGCCGCAAGTGGGGGTGAAGTGGTATATTCATCATTTGTGCTACTATTAAAGTTTAGTGGTGGTTTGAACTTTTCGTCTCCGATTGCCCCACCAGCGGCAAGCCGTCAACGTTAGCCGCAACTGCTACCGACCGTTTCCAAACAGATGCTATTATTTACTTGATTACCGTAAACATCCCATCCTTCATATTCAAAATCAGGAAACAAACCCTCCCGACTTCGAGCAAACAATTCCAGCCGTTTTGGTTCTTCAAATGCAGTTTTGGTTACATCGGCAATCAATGTTCTAAAAAAATGCGGTTTTTGGCTATGCTTACCACTTCTGCATTCATAAAAATTATCTTTGCCACTTCTGAAAGCTGCTACATCTCCACGCACTCCAAATAAAATATGCTCCGTTACGCCCCTGAACCAATAACCTGTTCCACTTGATTTTTTCCAAGTAAGCATAGTTTTATACTTAAATCCCCACGCTTTCATAAGTTCAAATGCTTCTGGCATTAATGGATTTACGCACCACATAAATAAAACCGCATTTTTTTCAGTTATGTTTTTTATTGGCATTGCCTTTAAATCTTCCAACGTCATTAAATTGTACTGTTGGTCGGCTGCAATGTTTGTTTCATCGTCTGCCGAATATTTCATGCTTTTGTTATCGTAGCTCCACGGTGGGTCTGCGTAAATAATGTTATATTTTTTCATTTCGTTTTCAATTTAAGTTTCTACTAAATTCACCGCAGCAGCAGCTAACAGCGGTTTTGTGCTATTTGCCCCATCAACATTTGTCGTAAATTGAAACTTTGTGCAAGGGGCAAACAGACACAAAGCCGCAAAACGTTCCCTGCAACCATAAAGAGCCGTTTATTAGTTCAACCCATTGCGTCCAAATCCAAAAGATTGAAGTGCATTTTCAACGGTTATTTCGTGAGATTCAACGCCCATCAAATAGGTGCGTCCTTCTTGCAATCGCTCATTTGCATCAAAACAATCATCTTCGATGCTCGAAATATCAGTTTTCAAATTGTTCATAATCTCAATAGCCTTTGCATCTAAGCAACTTGCGCCCCAGTTGATTTTAGAGAAAAGATAGTCTATTTTTTCATTAACTGTCATTTTTATCAATGTTTTTAATTGTGATTTGCAAACCAATGATTTTAAGCCAACTATTTAATTTGCCTAAAAGGGTTAAAACAGTACGCTTAAAATTACGGCTTGATTTGCCTTTAATTTGGGTTTCAAAAGCAGTCCAGCCGCCGAATTTCTGGACTGCTTTTTCAATTTGTTCTTTCATTGAAAATTAAAGGTTTTGCTATACCTTTCTTGATAATCGTGAATAATATCACGTACAGCAAAACCCGCTTCATATCCCTCCGAACAAGTTTCAGTTAATTTGTCGTGCCATGAATTATCAAACCATTGCCCAGTTATGATTGAATATGCAGCCGCACCAATAGCAACCGATAATTCATCATTTTTAACGTCAAGCGGAGACAAAAACCGCAAAGCAAAGTGATACGAATTTAATTTAATTACTTCGCTGTATTGCTGCCATTCTGATAAGACAGCATCAAGTTTTTTACTTGAATAATTTAATTTGCCTAACCAACGAGCCATGCTTTTATTTTTTGATTGTTATTAAATATAGTGCAATATTCGTAATTATTTACGAAACAAGCAAATATTTTAACATTTATTTTCAAAAAAAATAGGAAATACTGAGGGGGTGAGTAAAAAGCCAAATTAGATGCGATAAAAAAAAGAAGCCAGCAGGGAAGTATAACACGGGTTTTGCGTCAGGCGGGCTGACGTGCAAGTTTTCAAGTTCTGTCCGCTGAGGCGATGGCGATAATCTCAGGCGATTTGAGGGCGAAATCGCCAAATAGAATAATCATTTGGCGAGCTTCCGCTGGGGTCGGGTTTGCGGCTACGAAGTGACCGAGCATTGCGGGCGTGCGAGCGAACTCACAGTCCCGCATGAGCAAACAAATCTCCCACGCGGTTGGGTTTGCTGCCACGAAGTGACCGAGCATTGCGGGCGTGCGAGCGAACTCACAGTCCCGCATGAGCAAACAAATCTCCCATGCGGGTGGGTTCGCTTCGATGAACATCAAGACCAACTCAGGCGTGAGCGTTAGCTCACATGCACTCACAAATATGGCGAGTGCTGGCACTCCCTGTACCTCGAAGAACCGAAGGCGATCTTCGGGCGGGCGGGAGTCGCCTCCTGTTAGCAGGATAGCCCATCTAATTTCCTTCGCGGTCGGGTCACAGGTTCGGAAGGCATCAAGAGCAATCATTTCGGGGCTTGGAGTGGTGTTTAACGTTGTCATGTTGCTTGTTATTTAGTTGTTTAGTTTTGTCTTATTGACGATGCAAAGATACGGCGTTATTTGTTAGCCGCCAAATAAATCGGCACTTTTTTTCTTAATTTCGTTACATTTTTTTTATTGTCATTAAAAAGGTGTTTTTTTGTGGTAAAATAGTATATTCATGCGTTACGTAGATATAATAACTCGTATAACATACGATACGGTTGGCGAGCAGAACATTGCTCGAGGCACTACATTACTTAGCAAGCAGGAGCGTGGGGTAGCTGCTATTATCAATAAGCAGTCGGCTTTGCGTCATGCTTTATCGGCTACATACGAAGCCGAGCGTAAGGGCTTGACGGGTGCAATTCGGCTTAGGGAGCAGTTAAGTAAGTCTTTGGACAAGAACGAGGCGAAATTGCGTAAGATAAACATTGAGGCGAGCCGCGCAGAAAAGGCTGCGGGTATGGTTTCAGGTGGAGGTGGTTTGTTGGGAGGTATTGGTTTATTAGGTGGTGGTGCTATGGCAATAGCGGCGGCAGTAGGCACGGCATCGGCTGCGATTGTCAATATAACGTCTGAATTTCAGGGTTACGAGGCACAATTAAAGACGGCATTAGGCACAACGGCTGCTGCTGAAATTGCCTTGCAGCAGATTTCTGAGGCGGCGGCAAAGACCCCTGAGAGCGTTCAAAGTCTTACGGAGGCTTATGTTCGTCTTGCTAATACAGGTTTGCAGCCGACCATTGACGAGTTGCTTAAAATAACGGATGTATCGATAAGTCAAAACAAGTCGGTAATGGCATTTTCGGAGGCGATAATTGACGCTCAAACGTTTGAGTTTGAGCGGTTAAAGGAGTTTGGCATCTTAGCGTCAAAGGCGGGTGACAAGATAACGTTTTCGTTTAAGGGTCAAGAGAAACAGGTCGCTGCATCGGCGTTGGCGGTTCGTGACTATCTAATTGGATTAGGTGACATGGACGGTATAGCGGGGGCAGCGGAGGAAAAGAGCAAGACGTTAGGGGGTGCATTGTCAAACTTGGCAGATAGCGCATCGCGTTTAGCGGTGTCTATTGGTGAAATTTTATCGCCTGCACTAACATCTATTATCCGTCAATTCACGGACATTATATCCGTTGCTGACGACTTTATTGGCAGTACTCGCGATATATTTAGCGCGATGAATGAAGCGGGGCAATTTGATTTTTCAATACTGGTGCTGGTGCAATTGGTGATTTTTTCGAGGGCATATCTAACCGAATAGGTTTAGACCTTGATAGCCATGACTTGGGTATAATGAAAAAATGGTATGGGCTATTGTCTGACTTTTCGGGCATTGACCTTGACGACATTACAGGGGGGGCGATAGGTCTTAAAAATGCGTTATCCAAAATACGCGAACTATCGAAGTTAGAAGTAGAGGGCGATATATTTGGCGTTTTGTCGGGTCGTATCGCGGCATTAGAGGCGTTCCGTTCGGAGGTATCGGCTGCTACTGAGACATATAGCGCATCGCAGCGTGCGGCTATTGACGTGTTGATAAATAGGCAGATAGCGGACTTACAAGAGGCTTATTTTGCGTCTGTTGGTATCATGCAGCAGCGAGCAGAGGCGGAACGTAAAGATGCGGCAAAGCGTGCGCGTATAGCGGCGGAGCAACGCTCAAAGGAGGCAGCAAAGGCAGCAGAGGCAGAGGCAAGGCGTATAGCAGATATACGCAAAAGCGCGGCGAAAGACCTTTTGCGCGACATTGGTGAATTAGAAGCCGAAATAACGGACTTGCAACTTGGGGCAAGCCCTGAAAGCATAGAGAAGCTAACTGCACAGAATAAAGCAGAAAAGGAACGCGCATTGGCTAACATAGAAGCTCGGCACACAGAATTAACGGAGCAGAAAGCACTAAACGCGGAGCTATCGCAAAGCCTTGATACCCTCGAAGCACTCACTAAGCGGCGTTTTGATATTCAATTGGGCTTAGATATTGACAAGTTTAGGTCAGACGTAGATAAGGCGGTAAGCGAGCTAAACAAGCTATTAGGCGGCGGTATTGAGGGGGCACGTAAAGAACGCCTTGACATTGACGTTACTACGAATGAGGGCAATATATTTGGCAGTTACATGGCACGTCTTGCAGCGATATCGGCGGCAAATCAAAGCGCGATTAGTGATATAGACCGCGACTTTGAAGAGCGAAAAAAGGAAATTGAAGCGTTGCAAACAGACCCAGAAACTCGCGGCAAGTTATTGGAAAAGGCAGCCGTTGAACGTAACTTGCGGCTTTCTAATCAAGACATATCGGCATCAAACGACCGTATAGCATTATATTCCGATTATATTTCGGGTATTTTAGAATTGGATAAGCAGGGTACAAAGTCGCGTGAGCTTTCGCATCAGGTTGCTACCAACAACGAAATAATAGCACTTAGCAAGCAGTATGAGGATGGTATTATTTCTAAAAAGAAGTTCGAGGATAGTTTAACGGAAATAGAGCGGCGTGCATCTATCGAACGCGCTGAATTGCAGCTAAAAGAACTAACGGCACGCAGGAATATAATTAGCGGCTTGTTGAGCAATGGCAGTTCTTTGAGCGACACGTTACGCCAAAGTTTGGGGCGTGAATTAGAGCAGATAAACGCCGACATTTCGGAGGTGCAGGTTAATGTTTCTGCCCCCAAAACAGATGATGGCGGTTTTTTGGCTAAGTTATTAGGCGTTACTGACGATGAAGCTGCGGGCATCGTTTCGCTTGCAAAGAGTGTTACAGGTCAGGTAATAAAGACGATAGAAGCTGCTAACCAAGCGGAAATTGCACGTACCGACTTGCTTATTAAGGAGCAAGAGCGGCGTATAAGCGAGGCGGAGCGTATAGCAGACGAGGGCAACGCGGAACAATTAGAATTGGAGCGCAAGCGTTTAGATGGTCTCCAAAAGCAGCGTGAGCAGTACGTACAGCGTCAATTGGAGCTAAACGCGATATTGTCGGCGAGTAGTTTTGCGTCTGCTACTGCATCAGCTATTGAGGGGGTAGTAAAGGCAGCTGCTGAGGGCGGCATATTAGCAGCTATAACGATACCGTTATATATTGCAAGCGTTGGCTTAGGTATCGCGAGCCTTATAAACATGCTTAGTAATGCACAGAGCGGGGTGCAGGGTTTTTACGAGGGTGTTGTCGGCATCGAGCCGTCAGGTTCGCCTCGTCGTGGTCGGCGTGATAGACGCGACACGATACCCGCCTTTTTAGCTCCTGGTGAAAGTGTGATGACTGTAAGAGCGACCGAGAAATACGGTGATTTGCTTTCAGATATGAATGCAGGTCGCGCCTTATCTATTCCGATAAGCGAATATTCAGGCACTACGAACAAGATAGACTTGGTACTTGCTGCTATGCAACGTCAAATATTGAGCAATAACGCGGCAAGCAATGTGCGTATAGATAAACTTGAAACTGCTATCATGAAGCTAACGCACCATTTGAACGGCGGCGATGTGCTTATGGACGGCAAAAAGGTTGGGAGCGTATTAGATAGCAGGACCCGCAAAGCAAATAGAATAACTAAATTGTCAAGATGAAAGCAGGAAGCCCGATACAATGCTCAATGCCACACGTCCCATTTGAGACATTAGGCATTAGCGTTTCATGTTTAGATATTGATACCGCAATGCCTTATTGCGTTCGCCACCTCCAATTGCAGGCGGATAGCGTAACGTATTGGTTTCATAGTTCAAGGGTATTGGTACGCCGTACCTACTTAGGGTCAGCAAAGCTCGAAACGTCTTTTTACTTGGAAGTTGTTGCCCCTCACAATGATTGTTTAATTTTGGTATTCAAAAGTAGTAACAAGTGTATTCCGAACAATTAGACCTATTTGCATTTGACGACACGAAGCTCGTTGATACGCCCGATATTGCTTTTGGTGTAGAAGCGGATATAATGGCAACCTTAACGCGCCGTTTTGAGCATGAGCGGCGGCGTTATACAGATATGGGTCAAGCGTTCCCATTTGACACGGTGCTATCTTGGTGGTATTCCGTTGTTGTAGGTATTGCGACAAATGAAAAGAATAGGGCGAATGATAGGCTAACGGCGTTTCGTCTTGTTACGGATTTAATTAGCACTAAGTCAGGCGGCGTTGATGATAGTAGAGATGTTCCGTTTGCAATTATTGGCGATGAAACGATAAGGCTATGATAACCCCTAACTATATACTAAGTAGAGAATACAACCCAAAGCAGGTTGAGCTATATAATGGCGTTGTTCTTGCTTGTAGCGGTCAGAGCAAAGCTCGCACCTTTGTTTTAGGCGGCGCGATTAGGGGCGGCAAGACGTTTGGCGTTTTAATTGTTTTAGATAGGCTATGCCGTGAGTACCCAAATAGCAGGTGGGCAATTATACGCGCCGATTTGCCTCGTCTTTTGCGAACGACTATACCGAGCCTTGAAAAGGTAACAAAAGGCTCGCTGTATTGTAAATGGTATCGTTCGGCAAGCGATTTGCGGCTAAGATACAACAATGGGAGTAGTATACATTTTATCCCTGAAAACGCGACAAAAGACCCTCAAATGACTCGTTTGTTGGGTTTTGAGTGCAATGGTGTTTTTTTGGAGCAGGCAGAGGAATTGACGCGCAAATGCTACGATATGGCAATATCGCGGGTTGGTACTTGGATATTGCCAAAGATGCCGCCGAAACTAATGTTTCTCACCTTTAACCCCGCCGATGGTTGGTTTAAGAAAGAGTTTCACGACAAATACATACAAGGCATATTGCCCGATAATTGTCTATATATCCACGCGCTGCCTACTGATAACAAGGCGATTACAGCGGAGCAATTTGAGCATTGGGCGCAAATGCCAAAAGACCTATACGAGCAATTTGTATTGGGCGATTGGTCAGCCGTTAATCGCGAGGGTATATGGTTTTACAATTTCAATAAATCGCGCCATGTAGGTTCGAGGTCTATTGTCACCAATGCCCCGCTATACGTTTCGATAGATTGGAATTTTGCTAAATTTTGCGCAATTATCTATCAGCGTTCGCCTGGTTATGGTGCGCCTTTCATATCGGTAATAGACGAAATCGTTTTGCTTCGTGCTAATATTTCGGATATGGCAGCTGAAATACGGCGGCGTTATTATGGTCACTATGTTACACAACGTATCATTATAACAGGCGATAAGACAGGCAGTAAGCACGATGTAGGGATGGAAAGTACAAGCAGCACGTATATAACGATGCTTCAAAAGTTATTAAATGTCCCTGATGAAAATATGTTATTTGGGCAAATAGATTATATTAGCCCGCTTCGTAATTTAGATTTACGCTCGTCTTGGTCTCTTTGTAATCATATTCTTGCCACACATGGCAATTTTGTTATCGATGCAAGTTGCACGCATACAATTGCGGATATTCAGAAAGCAAAGCACGATGATAGGAAAGGCAATTGCAACCTTTACAAGACCCCTGCCACAGGTGACTATGATATGGGGTTAGCGGATTGTTTTCGTTACATGATACACGAAGCAACAGGCGAAAACTTTATAAAACATATATCATGATAAAAGCATTTATACGCCGTATCCCATTAAACGGAACAGCGGGCGATTGGAAGCCTATACACCCTAATCACATTATCGGGTTGGAAGCACTTACAATAGCGTGGCGGTTAGACGTTGGCAGCAATACAATTAACCGCGCCGTAACAGGCGATATTACGGTAACAGGTAAAGCGTACCAATTTATCAAGGATACGCCGAACACGGATACCATAGAAATGCGGCTATATGATACACGTTTCAATCGTGATTATCCGATATTCACGGCACAACCAAATACACGGTCGTTTTGCTATGACGGCACTTGTAAAATGACTATAAATATTGTCGAAAACAGACCCGAAAAAACTTGTTTCGACAATACTGTAATTTGGGACAACCACCAAAATTGGTTCGATAATAGCGGCACGAAACAGCATACACGCATCGGGTACTGTAACCACCCTAATATAAACTTTATAGCAGGGCTTGTATATATAATGACGCTAATACTTGCAGTATTGTGCTTTGGACTTTCTTTAATGTTATCCGCGCTTGGCATATCGGGGCTAAGTGACTTTCTTAGCGGGCTAATAAACAAGTCCAAAGGCTGCGATAAAGCGCACCCATCGCCATTTGTAAGAGACTATATAAAAAACGTATGCGATAAGTGCAATATTGGTGTCGGGCAATTCGCACCCATTTTCTTTAATTCTACAAGCATCTATTATGATACGGTCGTGTTTTACGCGCCTATCAAAGAGGGCTTCGCTAAAAGCGATACCGCTATAAATAGATACTTTATCAAAGATAACGTATATAATAAAACACTTACGCAGTTCCTTGACGAATTAGCTACGCACTTTAATTGCAAGTGGCGTGTAATGGGCGGCGAGCTGTATTTTATCCCTAAGCGCGAACAGTATAACAGCACACCAATATTCAATTTTCATTCAACCGATGCCCATATACTAACAACACCTATTTGCGGCACGTGGGCTTCGGAGGATAGCCCCGCGTACTTTGACGGCATATATACGCAAGACGCAATAGATGCAAGAGGCAATACAGCAATGTCACTTTATAACGATGTAGTGGAGTGGAACGCGCCGCCGTCACAAAGCCAACGCGGAGCTTTGAAAGTAATAAGCCCATTTGCTTCGGCACGATTTAGGCAAGATGGGGTTACTAATGACCCGATTAGCAGGTTAGAAAACAACACGCTGCTAAGTACAATTGTATCGATATTGGAGTTTGCAACGCCGTTAGACGTGCAATTTTATCCTAATGACCTTGTACTATCAGACGACCAAACAAGTAAAGCGAAACTATTGGTTTGGAACAATAATAGCGGAATTGATAGCGGAACAGCTATTAAAATGCCATTGATAGCAGGCAGCGCGTTGCTTAATTACTTGCAAATGGATAAACAAGCTATAAGCCAAACCGATACCTATAGCATGTGGCTATACAACGCGCCGTATATAACAGACGACCTAATCAATAGCGGCAACTATGGCGGTACAGCTATTAAAAATATGTATGACCTATATAAGGACGAAAACCCAAGAAGCGAGTTAGGCAAAACAATTAGAAATATTACATACGATATACAAATATGCCTAAACGAATATAACGCACAGCGATTGGGCATATTTGAGGGGCAAGAAATAGCCATAGGATACACAATACAAGTTGCCACCGAAAACGGAAACCCGATATTAGCGGAAATTACCGCTATAAATATTAACCTCGCCACTAACTCAATACTAATAACAGCGCAAAGATGATAGGCGGCGAGTCGGCACTTTTTTTCTTAATTTCGTTACATTTTTTTTATTGTCATTGGTTATCATGTAGCAATAAAAAAGCTGCCCCTAAAAAGAGGCAGCCACAACGGAACAACTAACTAAACTAAACTAAAACAACTATTTATTTAAAAAGCCAATTATGCCTAATACTACTGCGAACATTTGCGCCTGATTAAATTTGGGGCAAACAAGCAGTTCGGCATCTTGTTGGTTGTCGTGAAAAGCTCGTTCTATGAGTACGGCGGGTATGGAGCTTTGCGCAATTAGCGTGTAGTTTTTTTCTTGTTTATATTCGCCTAACACGAACGTCTCGAACTGTTTCTCTAATTGCTTGATATATTTTCTTATATGGCTTTCTAATATGTCGGAGTTATCGTTATTTGTAGTTGTATAAATTCTTGCACCTTTTGCCGTGCCGTTTGCGGCGTTGCTATGTAGTTCAATTAGGACGCTTCTTTTAGCGAGTGCGCTGCCGAACTTTCGTACATATTTATCTATTTCGTTGCTTCTTGTATCGGGTGTTGTGTCTTGTATTTCTTGGTGTATTCTTATGGGTATTAGCCCCCATTCGCGGCAAATAGCGGCAAGATAGTCGGCGGCGATACGGTTGCCCCACCCCTCGTAATATGTTCCGTTTTGGTGCATTTCTGCGCCTTTATGCGTGGCTCTTTTGCCATTGGTAACATATTCCTTTTGGATAGGGTCAAATCCTCCGTGACCTGCCACTATATAGACGATAGCGGGGTTATCTAACTTGTTTGGTAGTAATGGTTGTATCGTTGTCATTTTGAAAGTAAGGTTTGATTTTTGCCCCGAACCGAGCGAGGCGGATAGTAATGTCGCTATGCTTCACCCCGCTTTTATCAAGATGTGCCGTTGATATTGGCAAGGTGTCATTTGCCGCTGTTTCAATATGCTGTAATCCGATTATATATATTGAAAAACATAGAAATAGTATAGGCTTTTTCATTTGTCGGATATTATTAGATGGTGTTTGAGTGTATCATAATACCGTTCCCTGATATTATTGCCTACTTTTAGTTGCCATATTACAAATATAAGCACTAATATCATAATGAATTGTAACGCGGCTAATATAGCAAGGATAGCGATTTGAGCGGCGAGCAGATTTTCTATCGTAGTGGTTTCGGTCATTTTATATGTGGAATATCCATAAAGTTTTTCGTGCCCTGCTTGGTATTCCAAGATATGGCAACCCAATTGCGTGCCTCAATTCTCTTTCGATACGTGCCAAGCCCTCTGCTCTATCTTTATAGGCGGATAGTGGCGGGTCGGTTATTGGTGGCATCATGATGTTGCCGCTCTTATTGACTATATCGAATACACTTGTTTCTACATAGCCACATCGTATTATCTTTGTTTTGTGCCCAAATTCGCCTTGTATGTGGGCGATAACGTCTAATGCCGTATCAACACAGAGTATTGCGATAATCGCATCTACTTCACTATAAATCTTGTTATTTGCCGCAATAATATCGTCACCTGCTAATGGGGGCGGGCTTAATGCTATATCCGAATTAGGCGCGATATACCCCCTTATGCTTTGCCCCCATTCATCACAATTGAAGATTATTGCTACCTTTATGGGTGGCATTATATTGCGGGTATTATAATTTAATTATGCTTGCATTTGAGGCGTTTAGCCTAATGCAGACTTCTTGATTATTAGTTAATCGTAGCCGTGCTAACATGAAGCCCCCTCTTTCGGTTTTATGGCAAATATACTCTACTTGCGCGAGTTCAGCGATTAGTGACCGCGCTACCTTGCTCTTAGAAAGCAATAACTTGCCGCCCATAGCCATAACAGGGGTAAATATTACTGCTTGTTGGTTGTCATCAATAGGACGCGGGGCAAAGTCGCGTATTGCCTTGAACGCTGAGGCAGGTGTATAAGCAAAAGTCATTCTGTGATAATTATACGTAGTTAATAGTAACGGTTGGCACTAAACCCGCAATATAGGACAAATCGCCGTCAGCACCACCCGCGTTAATCGTCTGCTGAACTATCGACACCCAAATGCGGTCAACCACGCCGCAATTCAAAAATACATTGTCGTCAAGAGCCGTGCCGCCTAATGTGCCGGTGCAGCCATTGATATACACGTCAGTAAGCGCGGGGCAATTAGCAAACGCGCCGCTTTGAATATTAATCGCGTTTGGCGCATATAGCGTCTCTAATTGCAAACAGCTGCTCATCGCCATTACCCCAATGCCCGCAGCATAAGGCAGCGATACCGTATGTAGAGACGTTGCCCCCTCAAACGCAGTATCACCAACACTAACCACACAGTCAGCAGAGGTGTCAGATATGCAAAGTATATGCGTATCGCCGTCAAATAGCGAGTTCCGAATATTTAGCCCCTTACAACCAGCCAGCACAATGCTACGGTTATCTACTATTGTCACGGAACTAAACGGCGTAATTGCATTAATCGCAGTATTAAAAAACGTGTTCCAAGCGGCAAGGTCGCTTGCTAATACAGGCGTGTTCAATATGTTATCATATACAAGGATTAATCCTTGTACCCTGCCCGCCGTAATAGCATTGGGCAATTGGTCGCAAGCCCCCGCCGAATAAAGCGCGAAAGAGTTTGCGCTATCATCGTCAATGGCAGCCACGTCATATACAACCGTTCCTATTGGCTTACCCGTATCGTTAGACAATAGCGACTTAGCCGTGTTGGTGCTTTGTGCAAGTCCTAATAATACATTGCTATAAGGCGAGAAAATCTGAAATACGTTTCTATAATCGCCAATAATTACGCCGACACCTGTTTCGGTTACAGGCACTAATTCGAGGGATTTCGGTTCGCCGATTATGGTAGCGTTGCCTACTCCATCGCAATTAGTTGAATAAGGTGTAATTGTATAGCAACCCGAACATTTGTTATCATAGTCCGAGTCGCTTATTTCAAAAGCCACCCATGCGTTGGTAGTGGTATTGAAATACTCGATACTTGTTATTGAGGTATCGGTGCTTATTCGTGAATGGAATGTGAAAATAGTGTTATTTATTGATATGATACCCGCGATTGGTGTAGCGTTTTGGTATGAAAATATCTGCATAAATATCGCCTGCCCTGTGACGTTGCCGCCAGGGAAAAACAAGTCAGCCCCGCCGTTCACTCTGAAACGGTTTGCTGTTGTTAGTGCTGTGACGGTGGTAGAGAATGACCTTGCCAAAGGGTTGCCGCAAAAATCGCCGTCAATGCCTGCTTCGATAATATTAGGCAGGTTACTATTGACGTTATCGATTGTATCGGGTGTTGTTCGTGTATCGGCGATTATGGTACTTGCTTCTTTAACTTATCTGTGACCGTGTAACCGTACCTTATGGCAGTTGTGGATGGGCAGGTGCCGATTTCTTCAAGTTCAAAAGAAATGGATACTCTTGCAAAAGGTTCGGGCAGCACGTTGCAGTCGTCAAAAGCTCCTTCCTCAAATAACGTGATAAGTGCTATTAACGCCTCCGCTGATGAATATACCTTGCCGTTCGGGCTGATATACATTTGCGCCGTGAGTTGGTCGGCTTGGTCTTGGTCGTATAGTAATTGTAACAATACGCTATCTTTATACGACATGCCTGAAAAGTCATGCCACACGAGGCTATTGCATTTGTTAAGTTCGACATTAAGCCCTGTTATCGGGGTGTTATTTATTGGCATAGCTTGTAAATTGTAGTGGTGAAAAAGATAATTGAAACATACATTAAGGCAGTTGTTACTGTAAACCCTGCAATAATTATCACGATAGGAGCAGCAAGGATATAAACTACCCAATGCATGAAACAAAAGTCACATAAGCCAAGCGGCTTTGCTAAGTTCGGCTTCGTTTTGGCTAAATCATACAGCCAATTAGAATACCCATAAAATAGCGGGTGCGTTTTTATAAGTTGCAATAATAATGCAGCAGCACCATACAGCAAGAACGCAAGATAAAACGATACGCCTAAATGCGTTAGTACGGCATCAATCATAAGTTGCTTGTTTTATAGTTAGTTGTGTATAATACGAAAAGCAGCCAAACACTTCGTTGTCAGGGTTGTATATGATTACGTTATGAAATCCTGTTAATAGGCTATTGTGCCTAAACGTTACATTATCCGCGTTCATGATTTCTACTTCATCGCATTGCCTTGCATTTTGCAAGTCATAGCATACCCTGAATATTGAGCCATTTGGGTAGTCGCTCTTTATATGCGTATCGATAATGTCGCAATGTGTGAAGCAGCCGAGCGGTATAACGGTGTTGCAGCAATTCATACGTTAAATATTAGCTTTGTTGGTGTAAAATCGCAAGGGCATCGATAACAACACTCATTTATTTTCATAAAGCCCTCGCTTGCAAAAATATTATGATTTATTGTAACGGTAAGGTCTAACCTCACCGCTGTATATCCTGCTATTTTGTTGATTGCATTAGGGAAGTCATAGATTGCGGCATCTATGGTATTAGTAAATCCGTTTATTTCTACATTTTTCGAGCAGCCCAATTTTATGTAATTTATCATGCAGTTTAGTAGCGTTGGTTGGTGCGCTCCCTTTACAAAGGCATATAGTTTAGCGTTATATGTTGCAAACACGCCTGCATTAGTTCGCTGTGCGTTAGATACTTCATCGGGCATCAAGAAAAAGAAATTACGATTTGTGGCACTTATGACGGGGTGCTTGGCATTGAAGCCGTCATCAGCATAGGCAAAAATTCCGTTATCGCGTTCAATCGCAAGCGCGAAGCCGACATTAAAGGTACTGCCTGATAGGTCGATTATTCGAGTTGCAATATTTATAAGGCTTGTAACGAAATTCATGTAATTTATATTTTTTTGCTTATGACTTGTTCAATGGCGGCTAATATGCTATCCTCAAAGATACGCATATCGTTTTTAGACGGTATAAATATATCGCCGTATCTTTTTTCCATAGTTTCCCTTTTCAGTTTGCCGTCCTCGCTTGTAATGGCGATAACTATATTTTTATTGTTTCTAAATGTCTGTATTGATAGTTGCAGCGCACCTGAATAGGCGAGGTCTACTCTTTCTATTTGCCGCCCCTGCAAAGCCCTAAGCCCCTGCCAACCTGTTTCAAAGGTCATTGTTTTTCTTGTTTTTGGGTTAGGTTTGAACTTTGTTTTTTGCACAAATTTGTCTTTGCCGAAATACGCCTTATAGTGTTTATAGTGCCCGATTATTTGGTCGTTGCTTTTAACGCCGCGATTGAACACGCGGATTTTTATTGTTGCCTCTAACTGTTTCGCTGCAATAAGCGTAACCGCCTCTTTTTCGGTGGCAGTTAGCTTTGAAATACGCGCCAAATTTTCATGATTTTTCATAACTATATCATGGTTGCAATTTGTGACCCGCGACAAACCAAGCACCTATCTTGATTATTACGGATAAGGTTAGTTAGTGCATCGCATAGCACCGCCTCCGCTACATTCTTTTTTTCATTAAGCAATTCGCCCGCTTTCTCTGCTCCTGCGGTGCTTGAATATACGGTAATGTTACTAAACACGTCGCTTAGTATCGTTTCCTCATATATGGCAAGCGAAAAGGCAGCTAACCAATAAGCCTGAAATTGAGGCGTGTGGCTTATTGCACAAATAAAGGCATTTGGGTCGCAATAGCATGAAGCATAAGGCACGATGCCAAACGCCTCGCTATCTGTATAAGTAGCACCCGCGTTAGTATCATAAGCACCATAGGCTTTGAAGCATTGCGGCGAGCTTGAGCATGTAGGACAAACAGGGCGGCTTGTTGCTACTCCGATACTCGCGTCCAAGTAGAACGCGATATACCCGCTTTCAGAAATAAACGGCTCGGCAAGCCGAAACAAGGGGTTTGATGATGTGGTGCTAAAAACGTTTTCAATATTGCCTATCAATTGCGGCAGTATTACGGACGCTAATATACCGTTAGTTTCTATGTATAAAGTTACGTTGTTATACGTTGCGGTCGGATAGATACGTATTTCGTTTATTTGTAACCGTTCCGTGCCGCTGCTGCCGCCGTTACAGTTGTATCGGCGTTCTAATCGTATGCCTTTTCTTGTTGCTCCGATAGGGGTAGCCGCGCTTACTGACATACGCGCCACCGCAGCAGGCATCGCATTATGCTGTAATGTGCCAAAGTGTATGTTTTGCTCTGCCATGCAGCTTTGCAGGCGTGTTGTTATTTCTAGGTTAGTCCTATTTTGCAACCTTATTATAGTGCCGTATTCGTTTTTGTCTAAGGCGGTTGTTACTCCGCCTATCTTATCAAAAGAAAAGGCATATATATCGCTTAGGTCAAAACGCCCGCTGCTTTGTAGTGGCAATTCACCACTGCAAAGTTCGGGCAGCCTTAGCAGATTAAGGCATGACATTAGGAGCTTATCGGGGGTTGCAATTGCAATTGGCATTGTTGTTATTTTTAAAAAGCCCCGCCGCCTTTGTACGGCGGGGCTGCAATTAGCGTTCTACTTTTTGCTTTTTACGTTCTACTTTTTGCCTTTTGCTTTCGGCAATTCGTCAGTTTCGGCGTTTGCATCTGCTTTCTTTACCTCTGCCTCAAATGTATCAGGGACGCTGAAAAATACAGGCGTGGTAACACAAGCAGCCAAATCAGCGGTGAAGCTAATCGCGCACGTGCCGCCGAAAGTAATGCTTACGGTACTGCCAACAAGCGCGTTACCATAGTATAGCACTTGGTTTGTAGCAGCATTATACTGTATATTCAGCCCTGGTAGACTAGCCAAAAGTAACCAAAGGTCGCGCATACTTGTAAGGGTAGTTGGCACGGTCGTCTGCACGGTTGTTGGCGTGCCAACGGTCGGAGCGAAATTAATAAACGTGCCCGCAGGTACGACCTGCTCGTTACAAGTAAATGCTGCATCGGGTATAATACAAAGCGGGGTAACAGGTGTATTGGGTTCGGGTTCGGTGTTACAGGTGATAGGTTCGGGTTGGCAAATTTCCCATTCCAAGATACCTGAAACGTTGCCGCAATTAGCAAATGGCAGCACCTCTACGGCGATATTGGTATCTACCCATATTTTCACGTTCCACCCCGTTGCACATGCCGTATCGACAACGATATGCGCGTCCCAATAGAACGGCACATTACCCGCCATTAGATAGGGGTCAGGTAGCATAAAGCGGTAATGCTGCTGTCCTACGATAGGCGTATTGAGCGGGTCTGCTGTTTCCGAAATATTGCCTAATATCTGCTGAACAGTAGGCACGGTTTTCACGATACCAAAGTTACGGCGATATGTGCTATATGTCAGGAACAGGATTTTACGCAAATCAACGGTTAGCAAATTGCCGCTTGTTATTAGCGGTTCGTAGTAGTATAGGCTCTGCATTGAAGCAGCATAGCCCAAGTTTCCTTGTCCTACATTTACGCCTGCTGCATTAAGCCCGCCGCTCTGTGCGTTGTTGAACATAGGTTGCAAATCAGTACCCGACAAATAGACAAGTTCGCCCATTGGTACTTGACCATCGAGGTACGTTTTTTCTATTGGTCTGTTCCAATTTGGAATTGGCGTGTAATTGTTCGCGGGGTTAAATGGTTGCAAGATTTTAGTAGCATCGCCGTTAGGGTGTGTGCCCTTGTTGGCTGCCAACTTAGCATAAACCACTTCATTGATACGGCGGTGTGCCCCAAGTATCGCACGACCAAAAAGGTCTGTTAGCTGTGCCTGCATCACGTCATTAACAGCGGCGCGGTTGCCATCCGATTGCGAGCTACAAAGTGCGTTATATTGGTCACGCGTAATTTGTAGCGTATGGGAGCAAATCGGGGTGAAATTGTCTATCAACTGAGTGACAGGGGCAGTAACGGTGGTCGGTGTTGTACCTGCACATGGGTCGCAAGACGTTGGGGCACTACAAATGTTGTCCGCGAAGTATTCAATACGGACTGCATTAGCGCGGGTATTGTCAATTTGGGTGTTAATCCCATTCAAGTTCCAACGCTTCATGACAGCCAATAGACTACCAATGTTAGGGGCTAACGGCAGTACTACATCGCTTTTGGCAAAGGACACGATAAGCCCTTTACAAATAGTGTTAAGTAACATTAATAAAATACATTAGTAATTATACGGCTAATAGCCAAAGCCCATCGGCGGGCAGCCAATTATTTAAGTACTTCAAGGAGCTGCTCACTATAAGCAGCCTTTCCGTTGCTTTGTTTAATGTCAATAGGTAATTTAACGGGGTCATTGACCTTTACCACATATTGCTTTGCAACTGCGTCAAGTTCCGCGCTTAAACTACCGATATACGTATCGCCATTATATACATCTATTGACCCATTAGGCGCGATTTTTACATCTTTGCCTGTTGATGCTTTTTCTACCAAGAACTGATAGAAGTCATCATTTTTATTTGTTTCGTGCATGGGTATAGTATCAAGGTGCTTTTTAGCCATTGAGAATACCGCTTTTTTAAAGGTCTCTTTCTCAATCTGTTCGCGATACTTTGAGTATTCAGACGTAACAGCACCTAAGTCGGCGGTTGCCTTTTCGTTCGAGGTTTGCAACTTACTGATAATGCGTTGCAGTTCTTTGAGTTTTGGGTTTTCATCGTCATCGTCCGCCTTAGCTTTTGGCTTCATGGCATTAATAGCCCCATTCATAATTTCCTCAAAAGAAGCGTCCTCTGAAAATTTGCCCAAATCGTAGCCCAATTCGGTTAGCTTATCGATAACCTTTTTGCTTGCTGTTTTATACGCGCCTGTCTTTGCCGCTTTCTCTCGCTCCGTGAAGTCGGCAGTCAGTAGCCCCTTGCCCTTTACAAGGGCGATTGCGCCCTGTACTGCATACTTTTCATGTGGCAACGTGCCGTCCTTTAACAAAAGTGCAATTTCATCGTCACTTGGCACATCTTGCCCGCCAAAGGCGGCGTATATTGATTTTACATATTTTACTTGGTTGTTGTCCATCGTGTTATTGTTTTATTAGCAGCCGCCACACTTACGTATCATGCTGCTGCTATTATTTATTAGATAAGTTATTTTTTTTTTGTTTTATGTGGTTGTGGTTTGTCGCTTGGGCTATCATGGTGCCAGACGATATACACGTCTTTGCCATATACGTTTTTCATTCGTTCCGAAAAGGCATCAAATTTATTGGTTCTTATTTGACCATTAAACGCCATCTCATTGCCTTTTTCGGCAAAAGTCACGTGCCCAAATATTGGTTTCGGCAAGTCGGTGAGGGCAAACCCTACGTCTGTGCCTTGCTTTGCGGTTGGCAAGGTTATATTGTCAAGTATTTGTTCGTCTGCCATTTTATATATTTTTATTGATTATTGGTATTGCTTGATGTAGGCAGCCATAGCCGCCGCGCTTGATGATAAAATTTTGTGGTGTTGTATCGGGCATCATTCCGCTTGACCCCTCGAACCTTTTCAATAATGCGGGCAATTTATCTCTTTCTATTACCCCATCCAAATCTTTGACAACGTGCCTACAAAATGGGCGGGTATCCTCTTTTACTGTTCCAACGTATGCGTAATACAGCATATCGAACTCCTCCGTTATTGCTGCATTTTGCACGCCGTAATAGCTGTTTAAGCCATCGCGGGCAGCTGTTTCGGTGTATCTTAGTCTTTCGGGTTTCAGCTGTTTGCTTAGTTCCTCTTTTAGTTCTTTTAGCCCGCCCCCCGTTAATGTGGTGCGTGTAACTGACTGCATTAGTGGCGTTAAAATGTCGTGCTTATAGGCACTTTCAGCAAGGTGAAATCGGATAGCGTCAAGGGCAAATGTCCGCTCCTTGCCCATTAAGGCGGTCAGGTCTATATCTATATCATTTGCGGCTTTCTGTATAGCCGTCACTACAATATCTAACTCTGAAATGCTATCTAAGTAGCGCGACACGCCTGTTTTAAAGGCGCGGGTTTCGGGCAGGCTATTCAGGTAGTCATTTACCTTTAACAAGGATACTAAGGTCTCATCGCTATACACAATATAGCCCCTACTTATATCCGCCTCATTGATAAGAATATCTATTACTTTTTGCGGTACGCCTTGGAGCAAATTAAGCAGGTCGCTAATATAGCGTGTTGGCAGTTCGTTGAATAGCTGTAATAGGTCACTTATTAGCTTGTTCATAGGTTATAATTATTTGCCGCTCTATTTCGGGCAACGGTGTAGTCATAAACCATTGCTTGCCTCTTTCTAATATTAGCCTATCACAAATATTTGGTATCGATTCATAGTATTTGGCATCTTGTGCGGTGATTATGCCGCCCGCTATCAATAACGACTTGTTTTGTGTTGTTCTATTTCTGTACCCTACCTTATCGCAATAGGTCAATACTAAATCTTTTCTTTGTGCAATAGCATTGCCGCCATTAACCATACGCAAAAGGCTATCGCGCATTGTTTGGATAGTGGCAGCATCGCCTATCGACATTGCAGCATCGAGGTCTTTTAGCATGTCGTTTGTATTGCGTAGGTCGAAATTGATAGGGGCAGAAACTGATACCCCGCCAAATTTAGGATATACGCCTGATATGCCGTTTCGGGTGCCCGATGTGCTATCGACAAAGGCAGTCGCTACATTAATCACATAAGAAAGAACGGTAAAAACGCGGCTTGATATACTAGACAAAAAGGTCGATTCATCCTTGCGGCTTTCTTGCTTTGATAGCCCGCTTTGGGCTATATCCGTGCGCTGCACATATAACGCAGATAACGCCTTGTTATATTCATCGTTATACGCTTCACGCAAATAGGTTAGGCTGTCTTGGGGCGGTTGGTAGTATCGTATATAATCGCGGTCAGGTAAATCGCCCTTTGGCATTGAAGTACGCAAAACGTCTGAGGGGCTTCGTACTATTGTCTTGCGACCATCGCAAACGTTACAAGTTTCATAAGTCATACCTGTACCCATACACGTTTCGCATGGGTCTTTGTCGCAATTGCAAGCAGCGGCAATAACACCCGAACCGTTACAAGTTTCACAAGTCAAAATATACTCTTGCCGTACAGGGAAAGCGTGCATCTTTTGAACATATTGCAATTGCGTATATGTACGTAATACCGCGTCTGCAAATGCTAAGAACCCCGCGAAAAAAGTATCTTGATACTTATATTTTATGGGTGCTGAACTATACATATCTTTATCCACTACAATTTGCGTAACGCCGCCGAGCTGTATCGCAGGCAACACGCCAAGACGGTGCGGGTATTGTACTACCTCATTCGGGGCACTTGTCGAATAGCTATAAAAGTTTTCGTTGTCCATACCCATAATATTGCCGCCATCGCCTGCCCATGCTATTATGTCATCGTCAGCGTAAATAATAGAAGGGGTTGGCAAGTATTCTACTATCGGGTTTTTGAGCGTTGGGAAGTCTTGTGGGATTACCAACAAATAGCCGTTTGGGTCTGTTAGGCATAGCCTTAGAATTGTGGTTTTAGCCCAATCATGAAAACTTTTGCCGTCAAAGTTAGGCAGCCTAAAATAAAGCTCCGTTGTGCTGTTTGCAAATGCTATTTCATAGTTACCATCTTGAAAAATGATAGACGAAAACCGCGAAATTTGCCCTTGTACTGTTTGCATGAGGATAGGGGCTAACATACGCCGCCGCTCATTACGCGCCTCAAAAGGCTCGTGAGGGTGGTCGCAGAAAATTCGTTGGTCGCAAATGTCGCTAATCTCTTTGCTTGACCCGATGCGCTTTACCTCCCGACCCAAATCGATATAATTAGGCAAAACCCCATCTATATGTACTTTTGCGTGAAAGTACACATTAGCTGCCGCTGCCCGCGTCCTAATCTGCTCGGTCGGGAGTGGAGCTTTGCCTGAAATTATATCATTGAATTTCATTATACCCAAAGTGCTGCCGCGCCGCCACACTCAACTACGTTAATTTGCGGCTGTGTGAAGTTGTCGTATCCTTTGTTAAATGTAATTGTAGCGCGGGTAATCATAATCGTTGAGTTACCTTGCACCTCTGTTGCCTCCGATACTACTAATTTGGGGCGGGCGTATTGACCATTTTTGAAAAATGGCAACAAGTCGCCGTTGCAAAGTAGCACGCCATAAACTACCCAACTATTGTTTTTAGATATTTGGTCCCAAAAGTTGGAAGCACTCCAAAGCGGAGCAGTAGCACCCGATACAGGTGTGCCCTTGTAATTGGCACGGCTAATAAATGTTATTTGCCGCTCACCCTCAACGCCATACGTGTCATTACAACCAATCGGAACGTTGGTAAATGAAGCGTCACCAATAGAATAGTCATTGATAGGCGGCGTTACAAATAGCTCATTAGAAGCTATTAGGGAATTGACATCGGCGCAAATGGCAGCAGGCGTACTAACAGGCAAAACAATCGTGCCGTCTGAATCGGTCGTGCCAAGAGACAACGGATCAGCATTACAGTGCATTAACACCAACTTGCTAATATCATGAAAACGCAAGTCAGGCAAACAATGCTGAGGGGTCGTTGGCGGTACACTAATCGGGCACGTAGCAGGACATAAAGACATATTGTAAATATTGTAAAGTTACAATGGCATATTTACGGGTCTGCCGTACCCAAATACAGCACAAAAATAAGGCAATTAATACAAAAAACACTATTTATAACACTAACTTTAATGACAATAAAAAAAATGTAACGAAATTAAGAAAAAAAGTGCCGATTTATTTGGCGGCTAACAAATAACGCCGTATCTTTGCATCGTCAATAAGACAAAACTAAACTACTTACTAACATGTCACAGCCACAAGTACAGCAGCAACCACAAGCGCAGCAACCCAAAACCTCGAACCCGCGTACCATAGTGGTAACGCATGACGGCATTTTTCATGCCGATGAGGTGTTTGCTGTTGCGTTGCTATCTACACTATTCGACATTACTATCGTTCGCACACGTAGCAAGGCAGAGCTGACGCTTGCCGTTGCAAGCCCTATCGTGTGGGTCGTCGATGTTGGCGGGGTATATGACCCCAAGACGCTTTGCTTCGACCACCACCAAGACGGCAGCCTACCCTCCGCCGCAGGTCTTGTGTGGCAACACGTCAAGGGGTTAGTTACTCCTAACGTGGTGGAGCAGGAAGTAATGGCGGCGTTTTTTGAGGCAATTGACGCGGTGGACTGCAACCGTGACGGCATACACCAAACTTGGGGCAAGACAATGCCTCGCGGTATGCGTCACACCTCGCAGCTCATTTCGGGCTTCAATCGAGGCACGAAAGAAGCCGAAAGCGATGAGGCTTTTGCGGCGGCGGTCAGTTTCGCGGTTTCAATCCTCAAAAACGAGCTTCACGCCGCCAAGCCGCGCAGGCGGCTATCGTAATCACCCATCGGGCAAGCAATAAGAAAGCGGCAGTAGCCGCCGTTGACCAGGCAGTACGAAAACTGCCATACCTGATAAAGTATTTAAAGTTGTAAGTGTTTTGGATATTGACCGCCCGCCCCTAAAAAGGCGGGCTTTTAACACCGTATCTTTGTGGAGTATATCAACCCCTGTTTTTTTGGGCTATGCCCCCTTTTATATGCGAAATAAAAGGGGGTTTTTTTTGTGTCTTGATGGGTTAATATTATTTTTTTATAAATGTTGTAGAAATGACAACTGCCTATGATATTTATCGAACTATGCGTGACTGTTACGATGCTCAAACGACTGAAAATGTCGCGGCGTTCGTAGCTCAAAAGCCCAATGCCGAACAAGTATATTGGGTAATATGCCATATCCCTATTGCACAAACGCCCGAAATGCTTAAATTATTGGTGTCGCTCAACCCAACTGCCTACGATGTGTATTGGTTGATGTGTGGCTACGAACCAGCTAAAACGCAGCAAATGGTCGAGCTATTTATACAACTGAAACCAACATCATTTGAGCTATATGAGTTTATAAGATATAACGCATGGGCGCGAACACCACAAATAATAAAAATATTCATAGAAAGCAACCCAACCGCAAATGAAGTCAGTTGGGTTTTATACTATGCAGAAGCCGCCAGAACCGACGAAATGATAGCACTATTCCATCACCTAAACCCGAATAAACAACTGCCTTTTTAATGACAATAAAAAAAATGTAACGAAATTAAGAAAAAAAGTGCCGATTTATTTGGCGGCTAACAAATAACGCCGTATCTTTGTAGTGTCAATAAGACAAAACAAAACAACTAACTTAACACACCATGACAACGTTAGACCAGGCATTTGCCGCCTTAAAAGCGGCAGAAGTAGCCGCCGAAAAATCCAACCAACTTTTTAACGAGTTACTGAAATTAACAAGAGAAGTTGCGGAAGTCAAAGAGCGAGCCAACGAAGAGGCGAGTAGGCTCGCATTCATAGTTGAGATATCCGATGACGTTGCCGCAGCCGCCGCCGCCGCTGACAAGGCACAAGAGGCTGCTTTGTCAGTCAAAACAGCCTTTGATGCGACTAACTTTGCTACAAAAATCGCAAAAATAGCCGCCGCCGAAGCAGACTTGGTCGCCGCCAAAGCCGCCTTGACGGTGGCAGAATTAGAAAAATTTAGTTAAAACTTATCAGCAACAAGACTACTTATGAAAAAAATAGAAAAAAAATGGGTGGCGATTAGTGAACGACTGCCTGAAATGGAAGTTGATGTTTTGTTATTTGATGATTGGAAAACAAGTGATGGCGAGCGCAGACAAGATATGAAAGTTGGTTATTTGTCAGAGTTCACAACACGAAAAACGGCTGAAGGTATATCTCACAGCTGTGAGTGGCGTGGGCATGAGTTTCTGTTCAATATTACCCATTGGATGCCTTTACCTCAACCACCCAAAAACGACGCGAGATAGCAGAGTTGTTCGGTAATACCGAACAACTCAAATAACAAACACCCCCAAGCCTATCGTCAAGGCGCGGGGGTGTTTTCGTTATTTGCAAAGAGGCTCGTCAATAGGCTTACAAGGCTCGTAAAGCGAACAAGGTTCGCAGCTATTGCAAGTAGGTGCATCTATCTCAGGCACTTGGAATAACGTAGGCTGGGCATTCGCATCAAAGCAGCTTGCTTTAATGCAGCCTGTCTCAAAATAATCATTTTTCATATAAAATATTTTAAGTAGTTAGGTGATTATTGTCTTTTTTCGGGTTTGCTTATTTCTGCATACCCAAACATCGCTAACCCGACACCAATTGCAACAAACATAGCCTTTACATACAATATGCTTGTATTATTGCTTATTTCATGTATAAAGTTGCAAAGAGCAAGCGCGGCGGTTGTCACGGCGAACCACGCGCCTATTTTCTTTCTGCCGTCAAGCACGAACACAGCAGCGGCAAAGTCAAGTGCGATTGCGCCAATATATCGCCACCCGCTATCAACGCCGAGACCATGTAGGGCGGGGGCTGTAATGCAGATGCTTGCAAATAGGGAAAGCATTACAAGCGGGGCGGTACGCATATAGATACGCCATGTTATTGCGGTGTGGCTTGTGGTTGTCGTGGCTTCTGTTTCGATAGTAGCGGGCGGTTGTGGTTCGGGATTAGTTGGCAGCGGCAGGTCGGGTATCGTAAGCAGCGGTTCGACTGCGGGCTTGGCTTCTTGTTGTTCGGGGGTATCGTGATTAGTTAGCCATTGCCCGAACTCTGCCGCTTTTTCATACGAACATTTGCCTTGCTCCGCCAAGAAAAGCAGCCTATTGGCTAGCCATTGTCGGCTGTCGCTATTCAGCGAAAAGACGGTACGACCATTGACAACAGATACACTTGTACCCGCTGCTCGTGATATGTTTTGAGCTAAGTTGGTCCCATTGAACCCGATAGTTGACGGTATGTCGGATAAGGTGATATATTCGTTATCCGCTATTTTAAAGGTACTGACCATTTTTGTTATAGGTGTTTTAGTATCACGCCTTTACCGCTGCCTGTATTGCAGTAGGCGGTCTTCTCATCGGCGTTATACTTGATGAATGAATTAGGGTGAGACTGACAATAACGCACGTCTCTAAGAAACATGCCTATTGATATAGCACGTTCTATTTCTTGGGGTGTAGCATCGCGCCCCAAGTATAGCGGTCTTGGGTACTTGTTGCCCTCGCTATCTGCCTCGTGTTTGTTCGCTACTGTTATCTTTTCAGCTGGGCGTTTGGAGGGGATAGGCTGCCATCTTGCTGCTTTCGACATCGCTTGTATTTTGGTTGTTTGTTAATGTATAGCCCGCAGCGATTAAATCGCTTTGGGTAGCTAATTTTTCGTTATTCAAGCCGCGTTTTAGCCACGATTTGCGTGCGTGTGTTAAAACCGTGTTGTAATGGTTCGCGCTTATTCGCGTGCCGCCTAAGTATAGACAACCGCTATTATACAACTTGGTCACGCTTACCAATTCTTCCACCGCCTCGTTCCTATTGGGTTCGGCGCGGGCTTCTTGTTGCAAGGATAACACCGCTTCCCTTATATCGTCCAATTTAGGCGCGACTACATACGATATAATCGTATTATAGAAACGTTCTACAAAGTAAGGGAATATCGCAATAGCGAACAGGCATATTGGGGCACAAAACAACCACCAATCACCATCGCTAAACACCTGCAACAATTGTACTTTTGCAAGGATAGCCGTTACTGTAATCGGGTAGCCTATCACTATCGCAATAGCCCCGAAAAATGTGAACTTGTGGAGCGTGGATATAAGCCGCTCGATGCGGGTATTTAGTTCGTCCATATTGGTGGTTTTGGGGTCGGTTTTGGGGTGTGGCTACCCTCTGCTTTGCGAGGGGCTTTGAGGCGTGCCATGCTTAGGTTTGGGGGCGGTTTTAGGGGGGTGGTCGATGTGGTTTTGGGGCGTTAATGGCGGTTTTGGGGCGGATTTGAACCACTTGTAACCGTCAATGGGGGGAGGGGGCGGGATACTAAGTAACATGCGCATAAGCCCCAAAATAACAGCGCAAAGACCAACTACAAGTACCATATAGTACGGCAGTTCGGTAAGTGCCTCTTTGTAATTTTCAAACATAATGTTTTGATTTATTGGTTATTAGTCTTGGGTATTGGGCAGCGGCTTCGCGTATTTCGCAGCTTCGCGGGCATCGGCTGCCGCTTTTTGCGGGGTCGATACTACGATAGGCTTGCCGTCTACAATATCAAGCGTTTGATAGCTTGTCACCAAACGCTCGGCAAACGCCATCGCGCATATCGAGTACAATATGCCGAACATGATAGGCATCGCGTCAACTGTCAATAGCTGCACGCTTTGAGCAGTCGAAAAACGCCGTTCCGCTATCGCCTTGATAACGGTATGGTGGAACATACGCATAAACCCGCTTATAATGGAGGCTACTAACATAGCCATAGCGATACTAAGCCACGAAAGGCAACGTACTACGCTAATTGTGGCTAGCTCCATACGGATACGCATGTTGTATATCGCCGTGACCGTATCCGTCAAGATAGCAACCGCTATCCAAATCGCTAATCCGACTACAAGGAGCAGCGCGATACCGCCCATCATTGTGCCAAGCGGCGATGCGGCTAATAGCAAGCCGCCTTTGGCAGCCTCTGAAAATGGGTTGCCTTGTGGTTGTGATTGTTGTTGTTGTTGTGACATGGTTGTTTTGTTAGTTGGTTAAAGTGATTAGTTATATTATTAGTTTGTTGTTGTTGTGTTGAACTGTACGAAAAAATCGTACTAAAGGTTTAGCAGCCTCGATACTTGGGGTATTGCCCGCGGGCGGGCGGCTGTCTGGTGTAACTTTGGTCGTAGTATTTTTATCGAGGCTATTGGGTACGAGACCCGTATTAGCGGGGGCATTTATTTTAGTAGGTGTAGTATTTTTGTCGCTCATTGGCACTACTTTCCCCGTCTTATCGTTGCTGCCGCCCAATTGCAGGTCTATATCAAGCAGGTCGGTGCCGCCATAATTAAATTTGGTGGTATCCGATTGAAGGATTTTTTCCATATTTTGCGCTGACAATACTTGCGAGGTGGCAAGAACTATACTTATCAGCGGCAGTAGTTGATAAAGAATACTTTTTTGCATATATTTAGAGCATCTTGGGATAATAGTGAGTATATTTTTAGGGCAAGAGTTAGACATATTTTCTTTTGTTACAGCGCATTACACATAAACAAAATTTACAATAAATATTTAGTAAAAAATAGCTCTTGCCCAATAAATATTCTGCCAATAAAGCGCAAATGCCGATGCCTTTGAGTGTTCTGCCTAAGCAAATAGCATTAGCGGCATCATCAGCATTAGGACATGGCTGTTTTCGTCTTGTTGGGCGGGCAATACGATACCCGCGCAGTTAGGCGACGACATTTCGAGCAATATTTCTTCGACATCTAAAACGCCGAGGGTTTCGCCCAAAAAGCGGGCGTTGAAGGCAATTTGCATTGGGCTGCCTTCGTAGCTACATGCCAATCGCTCGACAGCCTCGTTAGAATAATCTACGTCTTGGGTGCTTAGTTTTAGTTCATTGCCGTCCAATTCCAATACTACTTGGTGGCTGTTTTTGTTGGCAAATATAGCGAGTCGTTTGAGCGATGCTGCAAAATCGCTTCTATTGATGGTCAGTCGATTGGGATTGTCTATCGGAATAACGGCTTTGTAGTCGGGGAATCGAGCGTCGATAAGGCGGCACAAGAGGCGAGCATCGCCAGCGGCAAACAATACACTGGTGCGGTTGTGCGATATGCTGATGGTGGCATCGCCTGCGGGCAATATATTTTTGAGGAGGGTGAGTGCTTTTTTGGGCAAAATAAACTCTGCATTAGCACCGTCGGGGTTGAGGTCGTACTGGAAACGCACTAATTTATGGGCATCGGTGGCTACGAAAGTGAGTCCTAAGTCGTCGGCACGGAAAAATACGCCTGTCATAACAGGTCGTAGTTCGTCTGTACCTACGGCAAACAGGGTTTTGCTAATGGCTTCTGCCCATACTACGGCGGGCATGCCAAAAGTATCGGTGGCGTTCATTTGCGTAATGTTCAGGAAATCAGATGCATCTTCGCCGCCTAATTTGTATTTGCCATTATGCGCCAATATTTCTGTGGCGTGGGTTTCGGTATCTACTTTGAAAGTAAGCGGTTGGTCGGGTAGGCTTTTGAGTATATCCAACAACATTTTGGCAGGTATGCCCACATTACCGTCGGCATCAGCCATTACCTCCAAATTGACCGACATGGACGTATCGCCGTCCGAGGCTGTAACCGACAAGTTGCCGTCTTGGATATTAAAAATAAAACATTCCGAAATAGGGAAAGTGCGGTTGTTGCCAATAGCTCCGCTAATAAGTTGCAAATTTTTTTGCAGGGTTGTGGTAGATACCGTAAAGCGCATAAAGGGTTATAATTGCTAATTTTGAATGATTGATATTTGGAGTAGTATTGAGTGCCGCTATATGTGTTGGAGATAAAAGACACGGGGAAGGTGGTATGAGAAAGTTGTTCAGTTTGTTGTTGTTGTGTTGAACTGTACGACAAAATCGTACCGTTATGCGTAATGCTACCGACTACCATAAAGTCATTTGTGCTATAAAATTTTTAAACCTTGCTTCCTGCTTATCAAAATAGTCCTTGTCAATTTCGCAGCCAACAAAATCCAGCCCTGCTTTATGGCAAGCAATTCTACTACTACCCGACCCTAAATGAGTATCTAAAATCACATCGCCTTCCTTTGCGTAATTTTTTAAAATCCACTCATACAAAGCAACGGGTTTTTGTGTAGGGTGTATTCTAATCTCTTTATCTTTCATATTCTGTTGTAGCATACCATTCCAAGTATATTCAAAGACCCTTACGCTTTTATGTGTGCTACAAATTGCAACTTCCGCTTCACCAAAGGCAGTCCCGTTTTTTTGCCAAACAATCACACCACCGCAAAGTCCTAAAAAATTACCACCCCACACGATTTGATTTTTAGATACTCTTTCCAACTCAATGTAGTATTCGTCATCAGGTGCAATATTTTCAAACAGCTTGTAATTTGTTCTTTTGGTTGCTTGCTTGCCTTTCTTTTTGTTGTCTGCTAAACCTATTGCATCAATATTACCGTATGGTGGGTCAACGATAGCAAGGTTAAAAAATTTATCAGGGTATCGTTTCATAACAGCGATACAGTCCTCATTGAAAACCGCACTACGCATAACAGCGGTTTTGCAAAATGGGGGGTTATGTGATTCTATCATACTTTTGTACTTAAATTAAACATTAGTGCTTCTAATCGGCTTTTGTGGGTTAAATCCCCCACTTCGCAAAGCCGCAAAACGTTATGTCATCAATACCGCCGTTGTTTTCGGAATAGCCTATTAGTAATTCATTTAGAATAATTACGCCGCTATGGTTGGGCAATAGACTATCACGGAAATTTTGAACTATCCTCGCATATTGCGACTATTTCGGACAATAATGTTTCATCGGAAAAGATAGAACGTCTTACCTTTACGATTTCACTGCTTGAACTTATTTCGCCGTATGTTAATCCTGTTACTTCGATAACTGTGTCTATTGGGGTCAATTCCCCACTTGATGTAAATCCCACTACAAATTCTGTTTCATATGGCAAATATAGGCTGTGTTGGTCGCTTAGATGTTCGCTAAGTAAGTGTAGCATTGGGTTGCTTGAAGTCCTCTCTGCAATTATTCGCTTGCATTTTAGCTCAATTTCGCGTAATTCGCTT